CTTTTCCAATTGGCTTTAGACCAAAAGGTGCGTCTTTGTTTGCCATAGTTGTGTCCTCCTTAAGACATTTATTGATTTATCCTTTGATGGTTAAGAATTCTTTTAAGACTTCTTTGAGCCACCGAAGGTTACACGTGACTGCCTTTCAATATTGATTGGCATGTCAGGGTGCTGTTCCTTCATGAGATCAGAATCAACAGCTTTTACTTTGTCATCATGCTGTTTAGCATAATACTCAGTACGCTGTTTTGCGATCTCAACAGGTACCCTTGCCAGCACAAGGCCACCAACTCCGATCACTCCCTTGTATTTACCATCTTCAACCATTGGATAATCGCTATCAGGATATTCGTCAGCTCTTACTAATTCGTATCCAGATCTTAGTCTCCCAGTGATATTCTTAGTATCTTGAAATCCTAAAGATTCAGCTCTTAGCCATCTGTGTTGAAAACCTGTTGGCGCAGGGGGTGCATCTAAAGATGACGGTGGAGTCCAAACTTTTTTCTTTGCAGTTTTTTCTCTAGTTTGGCTCGCACGAGAAGTTCTTTTATCATTTTCCATATGCCTATACCTCCTTCGTGATATTTAATTGTTTCGCATATTCTTCAAGTGGCACACCTAATTTTTTAGCGATTGCTACCTGTGAAGGTGTGAGTCTTACAGTTTTGCGACCTGATTTAGTGCTTCTTTTAGCTGATGCTACTGTCTGCACAGGCTTGGTCGTTTCCGTATTTTCTTTTTTATCAAATTTATGCGGAAATTCAAGTCTTATTCTTTTATCTATTTCCGAATAATATTCGTCACTTGTCGGATCAAAACCCTCTTCTTCAGTCAACTTTTTATGAAGATCAAAAGCAGTATAAGTCATAGCTGTATCTTGACCAAACCATGAATTCTTTGCTGCCCATGATTCAGCTTTAGGATCAGGTGTTCCTTGTGCTGCAGGTTGTCTGTCTAAGTTAATTTCAGAAGGTTTTTCTTCTTTTTTATTTTTAGCAAATTCTTCTTGTTGAGCTTTTGTCTCTAAGAATCTTGCTTGTTTGTAGCCTAACTCAGATATTTTTGCTTGAGCCTCTACCTCAGCATTGATATCTCCAGCTTCTCTGGCTTTAGCTAGTTCAGCTTTTGCAGCGACCAAACCTGATGTAATTGAGTCTTCAGTAGACTTCATAAATCCAGGTTCTAACTTAGAGACTTTTTCTTCAGCAGTTTTTTTTGCCCTAATCATTTTTTCAGCATAAGTTAAAGCTTCTTCTTTTTGTCTCTCAGCTTCTCTCCACTTTTTAGTTAGCTTAGCTATTCTTCTTTGTACTCCTTCGGAGTATTCTTTTAATTCATCTTTCTCTTCTTTTTTATCTTCTTTCTTTTCTTCTTGATTTTCTACTTCATCAAGTTTTGTTTCCCTCTCATTTTCATATGAAATGTCAGTGCCATGATCTTTCTTTTTTTCATACGTCCTAGTATCCTCAGTAGTTTGTTCTGTAGATTCTTCTACCTCAATTTTTTTATCTTCAGGTAACTCTATATCTACTGATGGACCAGAAGTATCAATGTCCACTGTTTTGTTTTCTTCTTGCATAGTTTTTCTCCTCTATGTTTAAAATTGATGAAGTATATCTTCGGGGTTTTCGATTGTAGCTAATACTTCATCATCGTTTAGCAATCTAACTTCGCCCCCGTTAATTTGTATTCTAGATCCTGCATAACGCGCAAAGATCACCCAGTCACCTTTTTTACACCAAGGTCCTTCTGGAAATTTTTCTTTATCATAACAATGTGGCCCCATCTCTAAAACAAGTCCACAAGTTGAACCAACTTGTTGTCTCTCTAAAGTTTCTTGGCCAAAATATAATCCGCCTTTTGTTTTCTCAGGCATTTTAAATGGTAGAATTAACATTCTCCATCCTGTTGGCTTTGGTAATTTAGCTGATTCTTTTGTTTTTAATTTTTCGTATGCGTCTACTTCTTTTTTGTTTTTACCTTCGTATTTATCAAGTAGTGCTGGTTTAATCTTTTTGTCCGAATTGGACGATGTTTGTGTTGACTCCGACTGTTTCATCTTTTTTTTGCTCCTTTGGTTTTAGCAGGTTAGAGATTTCCTGTGATATTCTTAAATAAGCGTGTGCTTGTCCCATCATATACTTATATTTTTCCATATTGTCAACACCACCACCTATCATGTTATCTCCAATATTTTGATAAGACTCCTTCAAAAATTTTTGAAGTTTATTTACGACCTCTTCTAATTGCATCTTTTCCCTTTTTAAAAATTGCAGCGACTTTTGATTTACCCATAACCTTGGCACGCTGTTCTCCAACGGTTAAAATTTGTATTTTTCTAGCAAAAGGTTTACTAATTTTTTTTACTTTTGCAACAGTCTTCCTAGCATCTGTTGGTGTTGCAAATTTTATACGGACGGTATCTCTAGGATTCTCGTCCGTATAAAGTCTACGTCCAGAGCCTTTAGGCTTTTTTCCCGTTCCTACTTTTGGATCCGCCACCTATAACTCCTTTTAATACTTTTGCTTGACCAGCATGTGCTTTAGAAGCTTTTTTCAAGGCCTTAACAACTTTCTTTATTTTTGCTTTAGCTTTTTTCATTACGCCTTTTTTTTCATTTTGGCTTTTTTCTTTTTAGCCATTACATATTTTTTTAATTGTGGTGGAATTTTTCCGCCTTTTTTCATGGCAGTTCTTTGCATCATACCACCACCCATGGCTGAAAATCTTTTACCTGTATCTTTGTCTGGTTTAGATGTGGTCATAGATTTAGTATTTGTCATTGTTTTTTTCATGTTAACATTTCCATCTTCTGCGAGCCTGTCTTAGTCTTGAGTTAGGATCTTTTGCGGCTTTAGGGAATTTTTTCATTTGTCCTGCACTTCTCGCGCAGAATGATTTACGTCTCTTTGCAGCTTTAGATCCTGGTTTGACTTTGCCAGTGACCGCTGTTT